TTTAAGAAACTTTTATCAATAAATGGTATTGCCATACCAATTTACATACAAGACGTTAAACCACTTAATTCTATGTTTGATGCTGATACACTTAAAGAAGTATTAACACAAGACGAAATTAGAGAAGAATTAGGATATAAGCCATTAGAAGCTAATGAAGAAACGGTAGCCGAAGAACAAAACCTAGCTGAATATACAGAGTTAGATAAGTTTTTAATGGAGTTTGGTGAAGATGAAGATTTAGATAATTGGCAACTGATAGACGAAGAAGATGCAGAAGGCGAACACGAAGATTTTGATTTTGAATATAACTTAGAAAAATTAGAATTAGCTAGTACAGGTAGAGCAATACCTAACGCTAAATCTGAACAAGACGGTGTGAGTACACAAACACACAAAACTAAGTTTAGAGTACGTTACGTTTATACAGAAGATAAAGGTTTAACACGCAAGAGTGGTGAACAAAGAGAGTTTTGCAGAAAAATGCAAGCTGCAAACAAAGTGTATCGTAAAGAAGATATATTAAAAATGGGTACAATGCCTGTAAATAAAGGTTGGGGTTTAAATGGTGCAGATACGTATTCTATATGGAAGTTTAAAGGTGGAGGTAATTGCCATCATAAATGGTTTAGACGTATCTACTTACAAGCTGGTGAAAGACCTAGTAGTGCAGATAAAATAGTAACAACTACTAAAGCTAGAAGTTTAGGGTTTAAGCCTGAAACTAACGAGCAAGAAGTACCTGTTGCACCAAAGAGAATGCCTAAAAATGGATTTGTAAATAAAAAAGGATATTAAAATGAACAATAAAGAATTAAACATAGCACTAGGTAAACTATTCAATGGTATAGAACTAGACACGCATAAGGTAGAGTTAAGTATAGCTAACGATGTCAAAAAACTTTATTCTGAATATATTGATTTAGGTGATGCAGAAGATAATGCTTTAAGGTCAGTTAATACTGCACGTATGGATTTAGAAAAAGTAGAAAATAACTACAAATCTAAATTAAAAGAAGTTTTATCTATGGAAAAAAAGTTAGATAAAGCATTACAAGAATTAGGATATACTAGAGATACTTTTGGTTTAGATGATGACTTGCGTAAAGCTAAAGATGGTATTGAAGAAAGACTTAAATTTTTATCTAAAGCAATTAGCCAACTAAAAAACATATACTAATATGGCAGTATTATTTGTAAGTGAGGACACTATAAAAAAATCTACTACTATTAATGGTAATGTAGATGTAGAGTTATTGTTACCATACATTAAGGTAGCACAAGATATTCATATACATCAGTTGTTAGGTACTGACTTGTATGATAAGATACAAGCAGATATAACTGCTGATACGCTTACAGGTAACTACAAAACATTTACTGATGACTATATACAACCTGTACTAATTCATTACGCTTTGTATGAGTGTTTACCTTTTTTATCATACAAAATAATGAACAAAGATATAGTACGTAAAATATCTGAAACATCTACACCAGCTTCATTAGAAGATATTAAGTATATGCGAGAAATAGTAAGCAATACTGCTGAATATTACGCAACAAGGTTAGTAGATTATCTATGCAACAATAACCATTTATTTCCTGAATATAATACTAACAGTAACGGTGATTTAGCACCTACTAAAAGCACTTATTTTAGTGGTATAGTATTAGATAGAGATGAGCAAAAGAATAGAATAACACTTAGAAGTTTCTTAGATGCAAGTTTCGATATATAAAATTAAGCAAGAAAACATAACAAAGCTAAAAAGCTATTTAGATAAAAAAGAAAATGAAAAATCTAGTAAGTCAAAACGCAGATGTAATAGGGCTAAATAGTGTTAGCTTAATGATTAGCTTTACTGATGTAGAACAAGTACTGCAAATTGTACTGTTATGTGTATCTATTATATACACCTTAGATAAATACATTTCATATAGAAAAAGAAAATAATGGCAAAGATATTAGGTGGAACTTATCGTAAAAAGGTTACTAAAAAAAGACCTAACAGACACTCTAAGAACGCTTCTAAAGGTCAAGTAGGGTTTAAGTCTAAATACAAAGGACAAGGCAGATAATGAAACAAGTATTTGAATTAATACAACAATATGGATTATCAATGGTACTTCTTGTAGGTGCATTATATGCTTTGTATCAATTCACATTTTTTTCTATTAAAGAAGTTAAAGTAGGTTTTGAAAAAAGACACGAAGCATTACACGAGCAAATGAACGAAGTTAAAGAAAAACTTAATATCATACTTGAATTTATTAAAAGCAAAAAATAATGTTAAAACATTTTGATTTTGAAGAATTTGACTGCCCATCTTTAGAGGGTAGTGGCTTACCTACTACTGATGGTGGTAAGATGAATTTAGATTTTTTACATAAATTAGATGAGGCAAGAGAAATAGCTGGTGTACCTTTTATAATAACAAGTGGATATAGAACACCACAACACAATTTAGATGTAGGTGGTCGAGTAGGTTCAAGTCATATCAAAGGTTTGGCAGTTGATATATCTTGTGATAATAGTGGACATAGAGAAAGAATTTTAACTGCACTTATACAAGTCGGTTTTAGACGTATAGGAATAGCTAAGTCATTCATACACACAGACTTAGACCACGATAAACCAAATGCTATATGGCTTTATTAACATCAATCTTTTCAAAACTTTTAGGCGATGCTTCTAATATAATAGATGAGGTCGTAACTTCGCAAGAAGAAAAATTAACCCTTAAAAATGAGTTTGAGAAAATACTCAACGAAAACAAAGTGGTAATAGAACAAGAGGTTACAAAGCGTTGGCAATCAGATATGCAAAGCGATAGTTGGCTATCTAAGTCAATTAGACCTTTAGTATTAGGTTGGCTTGTAGTTTCAACTACTTTGCTTATATTTATAGATGCTGGAGTAATAGAATTTGTCGTAGAAGATAAATGGGTAGACTTATTGCAGATAGTTTTAATTACTGTTATAGGTGCATACTTCGGTTCAAGAGGGTTAGAGAAAATTAAAAAATAGTTTATGTCAAACAATCGTTACAGATTAAAGCCTGACGAAGAAGCCTTACTTTTAAATTACAGAAAATACAAAACCAACAACGTCTTAGTAATAGGCGATATACACGAACCTTTTTGTTTAGATGGATATTTAGAGTTTTGTATAGAACAATATCACAATCATAACTGCACAGAAGTAGTTTTTATAGGTGATGTTATAGATAACCACTATTCAAGCTATCACGAAACAGATGCTAATGGTATGGGTGGTGGTGATGAACTTGATTTAGCAATATCTAAAATAGCTAAATGGTATGAAGCCTTTGAACACGCAACTGTAATAATAGGCAATCACGACCGTATAATAATGCGTAAGGCACAAACGAGTGCAATACCTAGTAAGTGGATTAAAAGCTACAAAGATGTCTTAGAAGTGCCTAAATGGGATTTTGTAGAACGCTATGTTAAAGACGATGTGCAATATATTCACGGTGAAGCTGGTACTGCAAGAACTAAATGTAGAGCCGATATGATGAATACAGTACAAGGACACCTACACACACAAGCATATACAGAATGGTATGTAGGTCAAAAGTACCGTATCTTTGGTAGTCAAGTAGGTTGTGGTATAGACCACGAAAGCTATGCTATGGCTTATGCTAAAGCTGGTAAGAAGCCAGCAATAGGTTGTATGGTTATTAAAGAAAATGGCACTTTACCAATCAATATCTTAATGTCTTTATAATCAGTTACTTACACTTAAAGCGTAACAACGAAGTAACACAACTAAGAATATATACTATATATATATTATTATTTAATATATAATACTATCTAGTAGTTATATATATTTATATATTTATTTTAAAATTTTTTACAAAATATAGTTGATAATTAAAAAAAAGGTTTTAGATTTGCCTAACTAAACAATTATTAATTATGGACAATAGATACCAAAAAATTTATGACAACACTTGTAAAGTACAAGTTGAGAAAGTTAAGTTAGGTGATATAAATTATTACCTACAATGTAAGGAGTTGTTAATGCAAGACCTTATACAGAAAGCACAAGAAACACAATTAGAGTGGAAAAACTGTAACCACGAAATGCTTGTAGAATATGCACAAGGTAAAATAGAGGGTTTTCAGACTGCTTTAGAAACTTTAATGGAAGTAAGAAACTTAATTAACAATAACAAGTAATGAAAAAAGATACTAAGATAACAATAGTTTTAGGGCTAAGTCTAGCAGCCCTTTTAATAGTGCTAGATATATTAGGAATTATAATTTTAACTTATTAAGAAAATGACAAAAAAAGGAATTGTAACTAACGTACAAGCAAATGGTACTTGGGAGGGCAAGTATGGTGTTATGTATAAATTTGAAGTATCAATAGGTGATGATACAGGGCAATACTTATCTAAATCTGCTGAACAAAACAAATTTGTTGTAGGTCAAGAAGTAGAGTACGAATTTAGTGGTGGTCAATACCCTAAGATTAAACCAGCTTCTACATTTCAGCAAGGTGGTTATACTGCACCAACCAAATCAGATAACGTACAAGAAATGATAGTAAAGCAAAATTCTTTAACTAATGCTACAACTTTTGTATGTAATAATGGTGGCAGTCCTAATGATGTTTTAGAGATAGCAGAAATATTTTCTAATTGGGTACTCAAAGGACAGAAAGCACCAAAGATAGATAACTCTAATGATATGCCATTTTAATTATGAATTACGACCAATATAAACTAGCAACTGATAGAGATAACCAATGTTATCTAGTGACATCTTGTTGTGGTTCTAATGAAGAAGCACGATTGATTGATGATGTAGAAGTATCTATGTGTGTGGAATGTGAACAAGCATACCCTGATATGATAGAAGAATATGAATACGAAGAAAATCAAAAAGACTTTTATACAGACTTATGAAAAAGACAACAAGTAATTTATTAGCTAAGGCACAATCTCTTGTAACTTCGGTTACAGGGGTTGATGTGCCTAAGACTACTAGACAGGAAGTAATGAAAGATGTCAGGGCTATATATCGTAAAATAAAAGAAATAGAGCCTGATATTTACAAGATTTTAAATGATGACGATAACCATAAAACTAATAAATAAAATGATACATAAAGAAATAGAATTGTTAAAATATATCACATCTAAACATATAGGTTTAAATGAAGAAATAAATGTTAAAAATCAAAAAGCCGAATTAGTGATGGCAAGAATGGTAGTGTGCAATATACTTATGGAGTGTGGCATAAAGCCAGCAGAATTAGCTAAACATTTCTGCAAACATAGAACCAACTATTACCATTACTTGAAGTTGCACAAAGACTATATACGCAACCCTAAAATGCACCCTGAATATATAGATATATTCAATATAGTATTTAATGAATATAAATCTAAATCAGAAAGGCTTGATAAGATAAACGAACTACAAGCACTTGACGAAGTAGATAAAGCAATAGCAGATTTAATAGAAATACGTAAATACTTAATAAAATAAATTATGGCAAAGAAATTGACACAAAAAGAAAAAGTTTTAAGACATTTGCAAGAGATAGGTGCAGTAACACCTGTTCAAGCGTTTTTTGATTATAGTATTATGAGATTAGCAGCGATAGTCTTTGAATTAAAAGAAGATGGCTATGATATAGAAACTATAATGTTAAGAAGCACAAACAAGTTTGGCGAACCTATTAGATACGCACAGTATAAAATAAATAAATAATGCAAGGTTATATCAAGTTACATCGTAAGATTTTAGATAATGGAGTATTTGCAGATGCAGAACTGTTAAAGGTTTTTGTGTGGTGCATACTCAAAGCCAACTCAGTACCTAATATGGTATATGGCAGAAAGGTAGATATAGGTCAGTTTATTACAGGTAGGGTTACTGCAAGTGAAGAACTACACCTAAAACCATCAACTATTTACAAGCGATTACAGAAGTTAAAAGCACAAGGGTATATAGATATATCAAGTACCACTAAAAACTCTCTTATAACGGTTGTAAATTATAAATCTTACCAGCTTGATGATAGACCTAAGATAAAAAGAAACTTAGATACTGTAACTAATAAGTTTTTATTAGAGGTTTCTGCATTTAAAGAAT